ACTGATGATGATGCTGATGATGATGCTGATGATGGTGAGGATACTGGAATGTATGGTGCTTCAGGAGGTCTTGTAAAAGGCTATCAAGACGGAGCGATAGTTGAAGGACAAGCCGATACCACTATGGACGCTTCTGGTTTAGGCCCGATGGGACTAGTGGATGATATGGCAGGAGATCAAGTAACAGGAGTTGAGGATGATCTAAATATGGAAGTAGAGGAAGGTGCATACGTTCTTAATGCAGATACAGTAGAACTAGTAGGGTTAAAAGATTTAAATCAACTAATAAAAGATGCTATAGACATTGCAATCGAATCTGACATCCCTCTTCCTAAATCAGTTGATCCAACACAGAAAGTACCGATAAAGATATCTAACGGTGAATTTGTAATTCCTGCTATTCTTGTTCCTATTATTGGTTTAGAGAACTTAGAAAAGATGAATAAGCGCGGATTAGAATACAGAGAAAAGAATAGAGAAGAAGCTCCACCACAAGAAGCTCAACAGCAAGATGTTCCGGTTGAACCCTCAGAAGTTCCGTCTAGAGGTGTTCCCGGTGAGATCAATTTAGCTCAAGGTGGAGCGTTAGCTGATCAAATGAATCAGCTTATGTAAAGTTTTTATCATGGTCTTTGGACTATGATTTAAAAGGAGCAGGATACCCAATTGGCCCCTGCTAGTGAACCAAAAGTGGCTACCCAAAGTTATCGCTTTGGCCCCAAGTGAGGTATTATGATTGATGAAGAAAAAGTTGAAGAAGAATTTGAGCCTACCCCTTATAGTGGAGAATATCGAAGAAGTCTTTTAGACGCTGATGAGGAACCTGAACCGGACCTTTCTGACCTTTCAGAAATTGAAAATACTCAGAAACAAGAAGGAATGCTTTCTAAGGAACAAGACCATAACTGGAAAAAGCGTTATGCCGATCTAAAAAGTTATCATGATCGTCAAAAAAACGAATGGACACAGGAAAGAGAACTTATCGAAGCTAAATCTCGTTTAGCTGAACAAAGTGCAGTTCTCTCAGAAATGCCTAAATCTCTTGAAGAGATTGAAGAATTTAAGCAAGAGTATCCTGAAGTTTATGGTGTAGTTGAAACTGTTTCTAGGCTTCAAGCAGAAGCTAAATCAGAAGAGTTAGAAAAACGAATTTCTGCTTTAAATCAAAGAGAAGAAGAAGCTCGTTATAAAACGTCTGAAGCAGAGTTGTTAGTCTTACATCCCGATTTTCTTGATCTGAAGAACGATCCAGAATTTTTAGAATGGTTAGAAAAACAACCTGAAACTATCTCGAAGGGTATCTACAAAAATAGAACTGATTCACAATGGGCTGCTCGTATAATCGACTTATATAAACTTGATTCTGGCACCGTCAATCCAAAGAAGTCTAAATCTTCAAAAAGTGCAGCAACTGCTGTAACTAAAACTCAAAAAGCTATTTCGGTAGCAGACAGAGAAGATGTAAGGATTTGGACAAACGCTGAAATCTCCAAGTTGAAGCCGCACGAGTTCGAACAATTAGAAAGCGAAATCGTTAAAGCTTCACGGGAGGGAAGAATAATTTAACCGCAAAGGAGAGACACATGTCTGTAGGAAGTGCGGCGGGTTATGATAATTTACCTAATGGTAAATGGAATCCGTCAATATTCAGCCAGAAAGTTCTCAAATTCTTCCGTAGGGCGTCGGTTGCTGAAGCAATTACAAATACCGACTATTCGGGAGAAATCGAGAATTATGGCGACACTGTGAAGATTATTAAGGAACCAACGGTTACCGTATCTTCATACACTCGTGGTTCTGTCGTCAATACCCAAGACCTTGAAGACACTGAAATTACCTTGACCGTTGATCAGGGCAATTACTTTGCTTTTAAGGTTGACGATATTGAAGAACGTCAGAGCCATGTTAATTGGGAATCACTAGCAACTTCTTCGGGTGCATACTCGTTGAAGAAGGCTTATGATTACAACATTCTAAAAGAGATTAGCGATAGTGCTGTTCAAGGCACTGCGACCACTGATACTGGTGCGGCTGGTGCTGCCATTTCCTGTAATACAGGTAATGAATGCGCCAACTATCTCGCTCGTATGGCTCAACAGCTTGATGCGAACGATGTACCGCAGGAGAATCGTTGGTTTGTTGCTAACTCTGGGTTCTACGAGATTCTGAAACAGGCCGATGCTAAGTTGATGGACGCTAGTGTTACTGGTGAGAACATGTCAGCTTTGTTGAACGGTGCTGTCACTGCTCGTAAGATTCATGGTTTCACGTTGTATCAAACTAACGTCATCCAGACCGGCTCTGCTGGTACGGCTGCTGCGTTTACGTTTGGCCCATCTGCGACCAGTGGCGAGACTACTTGCCTTGCTGGTCATAAGAGTGCAGTCTGCACCGCTTCGCACATTGCAAAAACTGAGGTCATCCGTGACCCTGATAGCTTTGCTGACATTGTACGTGGTCTTCACGTCTTTGGCCGTAAGGTTCTTCGTGGTTCCGGTACTGGCTACAAGGGCGTCCTTCAGGGCGTCGTTGATTTGAACACGTAAGGGAGGACTAAACTATGGCTACTTTTAATGCTACGCATACAGGCGGCGGTACTGCTGGTCACCCTTCTGGTGTCGCTAAAGCCTACGTTATGACGTCACCTGTTTACGATGCGGTAGATAATACTGATCTGTCTCAAGGTGATATCGTACAAATTATGGACCTACCTGCTGATACTATGATTGTCGGTGGGTGTATCGAAACTCTTGAAGCATCTGGTAATGGTCAGATCACTTTTGATCTTGGCTTTACTGGTGGAGATGTTGATTGTCTTATTGATGGTGGAGCCTCAACGGCTGTAATTACACCGTTTCTAAGTGCAGCGGCTGGGGCAACTGCCTCTAGTCCAGTACTACTTACTGCTGCTGATACAATTGATATGCTCGTTATTGATGCTGGATCAAGCCATTCGGCTGCATGGCGTTTTCGAGCGCATGTTGTCCTAGTGGATGTATCTAAGAACCCTGTTGAATCCGCTACGGTGACGACGGGTACGTAACACTTGAGTAAAGGTTTTGTAGGGTTCCTTTCAAAAACCCTACGCTACCCTCTTTGCTATGTTCAAATTATGAGGTAACAAATGTTTTTAAAGCTATTAGACGAAGAAGATATAGCCTTTTTACGAAACCAACTTACAAATAAGAAATTTGTAGATGGAAAGAAAACACAAGCTATCAGTAAGCTCTATGATATCAAACAGAATAAAGAAACTATCGTTCCTGAAAGAGTTAGAAAATATCTAATCGATCTTCTGTATAATAACTCTTACATAGATTCAGTCTACTGTCCTAATAGAGTATCAGTTAATTTTTACAACAGGTACACCGAAGGAGACTTTTACGATTATCATATAGACTCATTCAAAGCATCACCAAAGTCTAACAATGTTTTCTATGACTATGGGTTCTCAATTAACTTGAATGATGATTATGAAGGTGGAGAGTTTATAATAAAAACAGAAGCAGGAGAAGTAGGTACTAAGTTACAAGCGGGACAAGCGGCTGTATTTCCAATTATCTTCCCGCATAAGGTAGGCAAGGTTACTAAGGGCGTAAGAGAAAATATCATAGGATGGTTTTCATCAAATGTATCTTATGAGCAATTCTTTATATTAAAGCATCTACAGGAATCAGCAATGACACTTACGAAACTGATGAAAGAAGATGATGCTACAGCAGAAGTATATAATGATCTACTCTTGAATAATACACTTGTTCAAAACTATCTAAAGAAACTTTGGGGAAAATAAAATGGCCTGTAATACTTGTGAATATGAGAAGGTGGAAGAGTAATGGATGAACCTCAACTAGAAGATTACAAAACAGTGACAGCTTGGTTTAAAGCTTTGGATAAGTATAAGGATAAAACAAGACCCGCAAAAGAAATGGCAACTGATGAATTTAGACTATCCATGAAGAAACCGGGAGCCGTTGATAAGTATGCAAAACAGCAATCGAAAAATGAACGAGAAATAAAACGAAAAGAAATGAATTGGCTTCAAGAGCAACTTGAAAAAGAATATAAAGAAATGCAGCGTGAAGCTAAAAGAGTAACAGGTAAATCTATTACTCCACGATCTGGACCTACTGTACGAGACATTATGGGAAAAGAGTATCGTCAAGGAGTAGCCAAAGGCGGCTATGTTAAGAAGTATGCTAAAGGCGGTGGAGTACGAAAGGTTCGGTCTTAAATGAAAGCAAAATCTCCAAAATGGGCAGCAGAGTCTCTTGTTACAGAAACAGAATCAAGAACTCCTTTAACTCCTAAACAACAAAGAGAAGCAGGAAACGTTACTTTAG